TCGGTCAGAACGCCGGCGGGGTCAGACCGGTGCCGGAGATGACCGAGATGGACTTCGGGTACCGCTCGGAGTGGATTGCCGCGTAGTTGTAGAACCGCAGCAGGACCGACAGCTGGTCGGCCTTCGTCTCGCGGAACGCCTCGGCCTGCGGGCTGCCCTCGAACAGCAGCACGTCGTCCGCCCGCAGGATGAGGACCTGGTCCTCGTTCGTGCCTGCACCAACGTTGGTCGGGATGTTCGGGTCGACGTAGACGGGCAGACCCTGCAGCGTGCCGACGAAGCCCTCGGAGATGACATCGCCCATGGCCGCCAGCACGTTCTGCGGCATGTTCGCGACGGGCACGACCAGCGGCCGTCCGGCGGTGTCGAGCTGGGCGGTGAACCAGGCCCACCGGCGGGGGTGCATCAGGATCGTGTCGGCCGGCATGAACCGACCGGTGTGAACCTGCTGGATGCCGTCGGCGACCTTGGGGTACAGCTCGCCAACCGTGGGGGTGGCGTCGGTGTACGTGATGGCGTTGAGGCCGGGGACAGCGAGCAGGCCCCGCTTGTTCGCCGCGTTGTTGGACAGGGCGAACGTGTCGAGCTTGACGGCGTAGTCCGCAGCAAGGTCGGCGAGCAGGATCGCGTCGAGGTTGATCGGCGACTGGTCCAGGGCCTGCTGAGAGATCACCTGCTGGCCGGCGATCGTCACGACGGTTGCGGTGACGCTGCTCGTTGTGGCGTCGGTGTTCTGCACCGCGGTGTTCTGCGTGGTCTGCTGGGCCACGGCCGTACCGGTGGCGACCTTCGGCAGGTTGATGCTGTCCGTGCCGGAGGGCAGCGGCATGGAGCGCAGCCGGTCAGCGGCCACACGCCCGGCGCGGGCCAGCGCCATGTAGTCGTTGATCATCCACAGCGGCGGGACGAACTCGCCACCAGCACCGTCCACGGTGGTGATGCCGGCGCGCTTCTCCATGACCTCGCGGTCGTTGCGGGACAGGCGCTCGACGGACTCGCGGTTGCCGTTGACCTGGGCACGGAACAGGTCCCGGAAGTACGAGGCCTGCCCGCCCTTGCGGTACGTCTCCGGCTCGGACGTGACGGTGACACGCTCGCGGCGCTCACCGGCCTGTCCGTGCTCGGCGAGGATCTGAGCGGCGCGCTGCTCCCGCTTCTCGTCCTCCTCCAGGTCCTTGATCTTCGCGGACAGTTCCTCGATCTCGGCGTCCTTTGCCTTGACCGCGTCCCGCTTCTCGGCGAACGCCTTGGACTCGGTGTCGTTGAGTCCACGCTCCTCGGCCTGGGGGGCGGTGAGGACGGAGTCCAGCTCGGTCTTCAGCGCGGCCCGGGCTTCGAGCGCGGCCGTCATCTGCTTACGCAGGTAGGCGAGCATGGCTCGCTCCCTTCATCGGTTCGGTGTGTGGGTCGCGCCTGCGGATCCGTTCGGGTGGTGGCCCAGGTGGTGGCGTTCCTGCGGGCATGCCGAGGACCGCTCCGGCGTGGACTCCGGCGCGTCAGGTTGTGCAGGCGGGGTGGTGCTACAGGCTGAGGGCTTCTGCCTCGGCCAGGTACAGGGACAGCGGGTGGGAGGCCGCCGCGGGGGCGGGCTCCAGGCGCCGCTGCAGGCGCTCGTACAGCGCCCGTGCGTCCGCCTCATCGAGGCGGTCGAAGTCGGCGGAGCGCAGGGCGCCCACCGAAGTTGCAGGGTTCGCACCGAAGTTCACGACGGACACGTCGCCTCGGTGCAGGTCGACCTCGATGATGGACCGCTCGTCGTAGTCCGGGGACCACAGCTGACGGGTCACCCGGAACGCGAACGACATCTCATCGACGCTGCCGTCGTCCAGGGCGGCCAGCATGTCGCCGACGTCGGTGCGCTTGGTGGAGACGTCCGCCTCCATGTGCAGGCCGGTGGAGTCCTCCGACAGCCGCAGCGTCCCGGCCTTCGTGTACGCCATCGCGAGCCCGCCATGATTCAGCAGCAGCTGCACCTGCGGGTTCTCGCCCAGCGTCTTCCCGAAGGCGCCCTGTCGGACGACCTCGGAGTACGAGCCGAGCATGTCCCACATCTCGAACGGTGCCTCGGTGACCGAGGCGTAGCCCTCCACGGTGGACACCGCGGTGGCGCCGGCCTTCGCACGGACCTCCAGGTGCACCGGGAACGCGCGCCGCACGATCCCGGACGTGTTCGCCCGATCGCTCTTGACGCTCATCGCGCCCCCTTCGCTAGTCATCGATCTTCACCTTGGGCGCGTTGCCCTCGAACGGGACATCGCCCCATGCCACCGGTTCCTGGTCTTCCAGGTCACGGACTTCGTTGACGACCGTCCACCGGTTCTGCAGCGCGATGGCGTGCGCCCGGGTGCGGGTCAGCAGGTCGGTCCGGGCCAGTGCCGCCCGGTTGTACTTCGTGTACTGGCCCTCCGGCAACATGCTGTTGAACATGTTCTCGGTACGGACCAACCACCGGTCGATCGAGTACGTCAGCAGGTCCAGGGACCGCTGCTCGACGTTGGCGTAGGTCATCGACCCGCCGGTGTCGTAGCCGAGGATCTCCGGCATGCCCGGCCCGTAGATGCGGGCGCACTCCGCAGAGCTGTAGCGCTGCGTCTCCAGGAACTGCGACTCGTTCGCAGACACCTGGATCGCCTGGTACTTCCACCCGGAACCCAGCACCGCAACGTCGCGTGTCCCGCCGAGCGCGGCAAGGAACCGCTTCTTCGCCGTGTTCGCGGTCTTCTGGTCCAGGGGCTTGTCGTTGGTGAGCATGCCCGACGGGTGCGCCCCGTCCTCGAACCACTGCATCCCGAACCGGGACGCTGCGATGCCGAGACCGATCGTGCCGGCGTGATGCTCGATGGGGGACAGGCCGAGCATCCGGCCAGGCATCGGGTACGCCCGCCGGTGCCACATGTCCTCGGTCGGGACTTCCTTGCCGCCGGCCCGCCACTTCGGCAGGCCGGTCTTCTCGTCACGCCAGCCCTGAACATCGTCCGGGTGGTACAGCACGATGAGTGTCGGGTTCCCGGCACGGTCGCGGTTGCCGACCTCGCCGAACGCGTTGCCGCGCAGCAGCGTCGACATCATGTACTGGTACACCCAGTCGTCCAGGCCGTGGCCGTCCCCTGCCGGGTCGACCATCACCTCGGGCTTGGCCACCTCCACCCGGGCCTTGCCCGTGCCTTGGTAGACGTCCAGGGGAAGCGTGGACACGAGGCTCGCGATGAGGTCGACCGCCGACCACACGGCGACCTCTTGCAGGCTCGCCTCAGTCCGGGACAGATTGACCCGGGCGAAGCTCCGGCCGGTGGCCGAGGGGCGCGGGATGACCGGTTCGGGGAACGGGCCGCGGCGCTCACGGGGCTTGAAGAACATGCTCATCGTGTCCGCCGCCAATCCGCTGCCAGGCAGAACAGCCCGGCCAGCAGTACGCCCGCGGGCTCGTACACCATCCAGCCGGCCGCCGAGACAAGCCCGGCCCCGGCCGTACCCGGCAGCTTCCCGACGATCCAGCCTGCCGCCCCGGCCAGGGCGACCACAGCCTTTGCCCTGGTCATGTGGCCCCTCTCAGAAGATGTTGTCCAGCGGATCGATGTCCTCTTCGACTTCGGCGCCCAGGCCCCACTTCGCGAACGTCGCCGCTACCAGGGGGCTGATGTCGACGCCCTCGCCCCGGCGGGACCACGCCCAGGCCTCACCCAGGGGGCGCTTCTGCGCGCCGGCCAGGGCCGTTGCCAGGGGTGCGTCATCTCGGTGGGACAGCGACTGGTCGGCGACCGCGTCGTAGAACTGGCCGGTGGCCTGCGCGATCTCCCGCGTCTTCGGGGAGACGACCTCGACACCAAGCGCGTCGGCCAGGCCCTCGATGAGCGACCCGGCCGGACCGCCGGCATCGACGACCCAGCACCGCGGCCGCCATCGTTCGTGCAGTTCCTTCGCCCGTTCGATGACCCAGCCGACACCGTGACGGTGATCGGCTACCTCGACGTGCGTACCGCCTCGCCAGTGCCCTGCCACGGCAATCGCGGCGTGCGTTCTTTGTGGTGTCGCATCGATCGCGAACGCGACCGCACCAGGTTCGGGGGGCCCGCCGTCGACAGATCCGCCAGGTACGGCATCCAGGACCGTCAGTGCCCGCCACGCGTCCTCGCCGATGACCTGCCACGTGTCGGCTTCATCCGATGGGTACACGCCCACACCGAGCCGCTCGCGTTCGAAGACGCCACCGTTGCCCAAGGACGCCCGCTCGTTGCGGACGAACTCGTGGCTGATGAGGCGGCTAAGGGAGGGATTCGCCTTGGCCCACGCCTTGGGGTCATCGGCAGTGTCGTGCTCTGTGCAATCCGGTCGGCACTCGTCTCTGTGCATGGCAACCGACCACTCGAAGTAGGCCAGGGAGGGGTCAGGGATTCCCCGCTCGAGGGCAGCCTCAGCGCGGCGTCGCAGCCTGCCCAATTGCACCGACGGATAGCCGATGCCCGCGCTGCCCAGGTACCACAGCTGCGGGTTCGGGATCGCGGACATCGTCGGCATCAGGG